CAGATTTTACTACGGCATCAATTGTTGTTGCATTAGATCTTTTTGCAAAAAATTGGCCAACTTTGTGTGCGTCAAAATGAAAACTAAAGCTACTATCTATAAATGTTTTACCGTTATAAGGACTATAATCATTATCATACATTATGCCTAAATTAGCACTAGTATGCGTATTACCTTCTAAATATTGTAATGCAAAAAAGTAATCTTTAATACTGGTTGCAGTATCACTACCTCCTAACGGTCCAAAATAATCAGTTCCTGGGCCTGTCCAATCTTTATGCTTTATCCCGTACTTTAGTGTACTACCAGTTTCACGCATAAAATCTAATATGCTAAAATCAACCTCAAATAAATTACCATCAAGAATAGATGTAAGTAAGCCTGTACTGCCTTCGCCTGCTCCTACTATACCTATTTTACTAGATTCGATTACTGTAATTTTATGACTTGGTTGGACTTTGTTTAACATAAATGCTGCAAGCCAGCCTGCTGTGCCGCCGCCCACTATTACTATGTGCATGAAATCTCCGATAAACTGCGTATATTATTTATCTGCGTCTACCGTTGTGAAAAATATCTTCTTCTGTAACAATTCTAAACAGCATTTTATTTTGCTTTGCATAAGCTCTAGCTGCTTCCCATTTTGCTTGATTTACAATCCAATGAGCTTGATTATGCTTAGATCTGCCTAGTTTGTCTTTACGTGCTTGATTACTAGGCTTAACTTCTATTAGCTCTATACGTTGCTTGCCTTTTCTGTCATTATAAACAATAAAAAAGTCAGGAACATAAATTGTGTGCTTTCCACTTAGCGGATTTCTATAAGGTATTCGTATTGCTTCACTTGCCCATTTTGCAACTGCTGGATGCTCATCGCAAAATTTCATAAAGGTAAATTCCCAACCAGATCTATATGTAGGAGTTCTATTACCTATGTATTTCTCAGGGTTTTTTAGATTGAATTTTCCTTGTGCAAAACGTGACATTATACAACGATATTTCTCTGTTCTAATTTAGTTACAGGGTTATCTACACGAAATCCTAGTGTACTAGTTTTACCTCTATTAATATTTAGAATTTGCGCAACAACATTACTAAGCTGAACTTCAGTAAGACCTTTTAATGTGTCAATAATTTTAAAAACAGGAACATCTTCTAATTGTGCTTGTTGTAAAAGAACTACTGCTGTATTTGTTGCAGATATTTCATCAAATCCTCTTGATAGGAAATAACTAATCGCTGCATCTACTTCTTCTGCACTGTAATATATGTCTTTTTGATAGTATTGGTCAAAAAACTTTTTAGTTTTATTTGCACTGTCTACTACACTTTGTCCTGGGTAATCTGATACTGCCATATTATAATCCTTTTATAACGTTACTGCCTATTTGTTGTAATTTTTTATTACCTGCATCTACTGCATCTATTAAATTATTAGTTATTGCTGTTTTTTGTGTGCTAGGTAAACTATTGAACGCATTTAACGTTGTAACTGCAAATCCTGCAACTTGTCCTGTTAAAACTGCTTGATTTGTAAATGACCTTTTTGCGCTTTCATTACTTCTTAAAATACGTGTAACTTCTGATGCAGGAAGGATTTTATTACTACTAGTTGATAATGTAGAAGCATTAGATGCTGCGGCAGGCTTTGGAAATAATATATTAGGGAATCCACCTGGATTTTTTAGCAAGTCACCTATTATTGATCCAGATCCTGGAATAATATCGTTAGCAAATTTAACCAAAGGTCCTGTATCACCGGGTATTTCAGTTGGCTCTTGCAGTCTAATATTCTGTGCAACTGAATATATAGGTCCGTTTTTAAGATAACTATCTGTTAAGTCGTACCCTGTATCTGTGTCAGCAAATCCTGGTGGATCTCCGCTTTCGGTTACTGCTCCTCTACTATATAGGACACTTTCGTATAGAACTGTAATAGCATTTTGTGTAGTTCCTGCGCCGTCTGATGCATCTACGCTATCGTGTTGCCATTTTTCTACTAAAGGATTAACAAGTGTGTAACCGATCCACTCATGTCTTGCTAATTGAAATATCTTAATACTCTTAAAAAAAGGAGTTGCAGGTCCGCCATCTAGTCCATATCTAGGTACACTTTCTCTGTATTTGTCTCTTGGACCAAAATCCTTAGGCGTGCCTGCTGAGCCAAATTTACTACCATCTTTAAAATAATATCTGTAGTATTCTTCAAGTAGTTTAGATGTAATACCTACATTGTCATCATGGAAAGCAATATTAATAGGATCATAATCAATCCTAGTTTGCATGTGTTTAGTTCTATTGTATTGTTTCTTTGTTTCTATTGTTGAGCTATAGCTAGGTAAATCTGCTGTTTTAACAAGAACATTGATAACTTTATTATACTGTGCTGTTGTACTTGCAAATTGTCTTGCTTCGTCAGTAAGTTCGAAACTTACATGATAAAGGAATTTAACTTTTGGAGCCCAGTCGAATCCGCCCTTTGTATAAAGGTTGTGAGCATGACGTGCATCTCTAAGGTTTTGTCTATCTACTACTTGTTGTGCCATACTAATATTTATCTATATTTAAAAGTGCGTATAATAAGTAAAAAGGAGGCTACAAACGTAACCTCCTTTAATAACAGGATAGATGCTTTAATTAGAATTAGCTCTGGCCAGTAACTAGAACCTGAGGTCCGTCTGTACCGCCTGATGCTCTTCCTACTGAGTCGCCAACACCGCCGCCAATTGCGCCGCCTGGCTCTGTTTGTATAGCATTATCGTAACGTATAGTCAGTGAAATTGTAACTGGATCGTTAGTTGCATATGCTAGTGAATTATAGTTTGCTGCTTCAACATAGCAACCAACTAGTTCATATCTATCTAGAACGTTTGCTTCTAAGTTTCCGTTACCACCGTCTAAGATTTCAATTTTTGTTTTAAATTTGTATGTGCCGCCTGCTGCTGCTGATGCTTGCTCGAAGAAATCGAACTGCTTCTGTAACTGCTGTCCAACTACACGTTGAATGTTATTATTAACATCTTCACGCAATGTTAGTGTAATTGGATCCCAAGTGTGTTTACCAGCTAGGTAACTTCTTGAGTTATAAGCGTCAATTGTAATTTGTTCAAATGTCAAGTTAGGTCTTGTAACATCTACAACCTGACGTGTCATTTCTCTAAGGTCAGCACCTGCTCCAAATCCTTCTAGGATTACACGGAAGCGATACTGTAGTTTTGGCATCAACAAGCTCTGGTTACTGCCAGCGCCTTCTGTTGGGACCGAAATATTGTTTAATGATGTGATTGGCATTCTATCCTCTCCTGTTCACAAGTATTTATCTAATAACTGGTGCTATTTTTCAAGCACCAGTTATGTGCGTAGTTTTTAGCCAAGTGCAGCTATTTCACCTGTATTTTTCAAACGCAACGGAATGTAAATAAATTCAATTGCCTTGACTGGTTCAATCGCAATATCTAAGTATAGCTCGTTACGATCAATTCTTGCAGGTGTGTTGTTTGTTTCATCACATACTGCAATAAAGTCGTATATTGCTCTTAGACTTACTAACTCTAGCAAGAATGCATCTGCTGCTGCTTTAACTTGATCTCTTGTGATCTTATCGTTTGGTTCAAACAAGTAAGGTCTTGCAAGTAACTCAAGTTGTCCACGCATGTAAACAGTTAAACGTGCAACGTTAATTCTGTCTAGCGCACTTGCATTTCTAGCACGAGTTTTCTGACCAAATACAACTAGTCCGCTACCACTAATAAATGTGATTGGGTTAATTGCGTTCGAATACAGTGTATCACGCTGTCCTGTGTTTAGTGCGACACTCTTGAACTCGCCTTCGCTTGTTACATAACCTGTAGCACTTGCGTTTGTAACGCCACCGCGTCTTGTACCTGCTGGTGCAAACCAAGGATAAGCAACTTGGTCGTTTAGTACAAGTGTACGTAGCGCCATGTGACTTGGTGGAACAACAATGTTGTTACCTTCGTTATCACTTGTAAATCCAGCTGGGTAGTAAATGCCTAAGTACTCATCTCTTGAAACAAGTCCTCTGTCATTGTCTTCTACTGCTAGGTTAACGTTAGTTGCCCACTCGTTAAGCGAAGTTGCATCAGGTGTTAAGCGGAACGGTGTATCACCAACAACAAATGCTGTTAAGCGTCTGTCGTAGTTTAGTGAAATCATTTCACCGATTAGCTCAGGATAACCTGGGCAAGCAATAATATTAAACTGACGTGATTCTTCGTCACGTATGTCTTGGTTGCTGTTTACTTCAGCTTGTAGTGATTGTGTTACACTCTTACGCTGTGCATGACGTCCAAATGTGCCTGAACCGTCTGGCTGGTTGCCTGAGTCAGTTACCCAACGGTGTGGATAGTAACTTTGCATTGATTCGTCTGCATTACGATCGTTAGTACCACTTACGTCAATGTAGTTACGCTCAAAACGTTTTACGTTAAAGCCAGAACGTCTTAGGTTCCAAAGCAACATACCTTTTGGATATAGTGCTGGATCTGGAGCATCTGGATCTAGATAATCATTTGAAAGCATATCTACAATATCAGCTGCATCTTCATCTGAGCCTGCTATAGACCAACGTGCATCTGCAAATAGTACACCGTTTTCTGATGTTTGATCAGTTTTATCAACTAGTGCCCATTCGCCGTTTGCGCCCCAACGATAAATTGTTGGGAAGTTTTCAATATCAGCTGTGTCAATCCAAAGATCACCTGTTGCTAACGCATTACCGTTGCTTTGTGTTGTTGGTTCTGAAGCTGCTACGATAGGACCTGCTGGATCTGTAAGACCTGTGCCGTCACCAAAATCATAGTTTAGGTATCCTGACCAAGAACTACCGTCGTGGATCATAATATCAATTTCGTCAACAACCGAACTATACCATAGTTCACCTTGTGGTGCTAGTGCAGTCGGAGCATCATCGTCTGCTGTGTAAGTTAATACTCTCCAGTTGCTTCCTAAGTACTGCGCTGGTGTAGTTGTATTATCTGTGCCAAATGCATACATTAGGTTCAATGTAGTTGTTGCTGCATTGTCTGGATCATAAGGAGCAAAACCTGCTATTGCAAGGTGTCCTGATGTATCTGTTAGATGAATATCACCGCCACCTGTGTGTTCGATAATAACTCTGTTTTGTCCGTCTACACTTGCAACAACACTTGTTAATCCTGCGCTGTTGATTGCACCTGCAAAATCATCAGCATCTGCTGTAGTTCCGCTACCGTTAAATGTTACAGTTTTTGTTGATCCAAATGCATTCGAACCTACTACTGTTTCTTTAATATCAAAACTTACGCTTGCTGCTGCTAGTTGCGCTGCAATTTTAGCACTTTGGATTTTGGTTGTGCCTGTTGTGCTTCTGCGGAAGATTTTATATGTAGCTTCTACAGGAACTGTGTCACTTACGTTTGCATTTACATACAAATCACCAATTGCAAGATTCTTACCGCCACCAGTTCTATCTAACTGG